ATGTAAGCATCTTTCCTCACTTGGTATCAAAACAAATGTAACTCTTGTGTTCTCGGTAGCACAGGCAATACTTGCATCAAAGGCAGGAGCAACTTATATTTCTCCGTTCGTGGGTCGTTGGATGGATAATTCTGTAGATGGTATTGAACTCATCAAGAATATCCGTGAAGTTTTTAACCAAACATATACAAGCACTCAAATTCTTGCAGCATCTCTTCGTGATGTAAGGCAAGTAGAACAGTGTGCAAAATATGGGGCAGATGTTGTTACAATTCCTCCAGTTGTATTCTGGGCGATGTATAAGAACATTATGACAGATAAGGGGCTTGAGTTATTCCAGAAGGACTGGGAGGAAGTTCTGAAAGGAAAAGAATGAAACGCGAAGATCAGTGCTGGAATTTCATAATGTCCTCATTTGCGAGAACTTATGGAGTTGAAAGAACTATATCGGAACAAAAATTTCATGAAATTGCATTAGAATGGTGTGATGATCATAACTACACTTGTGATGTTCATCTGGATGACTTAAATAAAGTTGATTTGTATTTTAGAAATATTTACGAAACTTGGGAGGGTTAGGTGATTAATTCAGAAACTCCTTATAAACTTGCGGAGATTATTAGAGACACTTGGCCTGGTCTTTACAGGAAACCCCAAGTGTCCTATAATAATCAAAAGACTTCTAAAAATGAAAAAGTACAATAGTGAAGATTATTTTTCTGTAATTGAAATTAAAACTGGAAGAAAGATTGCTGATTGTGGTGAAGAAGTAGATGCTCTTGCGATGGTTTCTTTTGATCCTCAAAATAGGACAATCACAAGAAATAAATTTATGATGGGTCCAGTAGTTGATATTGAAATTCCAAAACAACTTCCTACTACTGGAATTCAAATTGATTCTACTCCTTATAAAGAACATCAAGAAAATTGGATGGTTGAAAAAATTAATCAACTACCACAAATCAAACTACCAGAAAGTCAGGCAGAACCAGTAATAATATGAGGAAATTATAAGAACAAAGAATAAATAATTATAAGTTGCAAATACTTATGATTCCTCTACACTCGTTTAAGGACTATCTGTTTAATCTAGAAACGACAAGTAAAGCAGAAGCAAAACGAATGTGGAGGAGAAATATAAAAGAACAATGGGAACACAAATGTGCCTATTGTGAGTCGGAAGAAAATATAACACTAGATCATATCATTCCACAATGTAAAGGTGGACTTGATATTAAAACGAATGTGGTATCTTGCTGTAAATCTTGTAATCAATCCAAGGGTCATACTCCTTGGGAGCAATGGTATTATAATCAAGATTTCTTTTCTCAAGAAAACTATAATAAGATTAAGAATTGGATAAAACCAGAACCTCCAACAAATCTTCATTCATATCGCCCAAGAAAAAATATTGCATATTGATATAAAATAAATAGACAAGCGTAAATGAATTGAAATGACAGCACAAGAAATATTAGGATCACATTACATATTGGATTTATGTTCTTGTGATAATTATCTTCTGAATGATGTGGAACATATTATGATGTCATTGCGTGAAGCAATTGTTCAATCGAATGCAACTTTATTGAATGAGCTTAAATATGAATTTACTCCTCAAGGAGTTACCGCAATATGCTTATTGTCGGAAAGTCACATAAGTATTCATACTTGGCCAGAAAAAGAATATGCAGCAGTAGATATTTTTACTTGTGGACAACACACCAATCCAGATAAAGCTTGTGATTTTATGATAAATGCATTAAAATCAAAAAAACCAACTATGACTATAATTGAACGAGGAATATAATTTCTGTTAATTGTATAAGTAGTTTCGACTATCATTAAAAAAATTATGAATTTTACTGTTTATTCAAAACAAGGTTGTCCATATTGCGATAAAGTGATTTCAATACTTAATCATCTTTCGGGAACTAAAGGTTGTCCGATTAAAGTTTATTCTCTTGGATCTGATTTTACTAGAGAACAATTTTATAGTGAATTTGGTGAAGGATCTACGTTTCCTCAAGTTATTATGAATCAAATTAAATTAGGAGGGTGTAGTGACACAGTTAAATATCTCACGGAAAACAAAATCATTTGATATTCCAATAAATAGAGGAGTAGAGTTAATATTGGGGGAGAAATCAAAACCCAAAAAGCCAAATCCTTTTTTATTCAAATTTGGCAAAATGTTTTCTCTATTTCAAAAAGAGATTCATTTTGAATTTGAGTTTTCAGTTTATATAAAAAAAAGATCTCTCGGAGAATAAATATGGAACCCGCAATATTAACTATTTTTTGCTTAATAAGTTTTTTATTTTTTGTTTTTGGTGGAGTTATAGGTTGGTTCTTAAACAATATTACTCATGCTTTTCTAAATAAAGGAAACCATATAATTATGCATCCAGAAATGCTTGATGAAAATGGTAATATTTTACCAGATGAAATACTTGCAATTAGATTTGAAAACGATTATGACGATAGCAACAACGACGAAGAAGAAGAAGACAACTGATTCTTCTGTAAATATAGAACTTCCTTCTAATCCCTTTGCATTTGAAATCTTTGATCTTGTAAATAAACAAAGATCAAATTCAAAGAAAGTGGAAATTCTACAAAAATATGAACATCCATCATTGAAAGCATTGTTCATATGGAATTTCGATGAAACAGTAATTACTGTTCTTCCTCCTGGAGAAGTTCCATACTCTAATTTAAAATCAGAACAAAAATTTAGTGGAACTTTAACTAATAAAGTTGATAATTTCATTGACGCTATGAACAATAGTGCAACTACTTCTCTTGGAAATGCATCAGACTTAACTCAAGACCATACTACAATTCGTAAAGAATATGTAAGATTTTATAATTTCATTAAAGGTGGAAATGATTCTTTGGCATCTCTTCGCAGAGAAACAATGTTTATTCAAATGCTAGAAGGTTTACATCCACTTGAAGCAGAAATTGTTTGTCTTGTGAAGAATAAAGAACTTCAGAAAAAATATAAAATTACAAAAGAAATTGTTTCCGAAGCATACTCAGATATTATTTGGGGAAACCGCAGTTGAGGAGTTTAAATGTTATTAAAAATTATTCATGAAAAGTGTGATAAGATATTATCAAATGATAAAAATCTTCCATTAAATTCATATTTGGTTACTTATATTATAGAAAGTAAAACTTATTATGATATTGTACAATCAAATAGTAAAGTTCATATATTTGATTCATATTATGATCAATACGGAAAAGGGTCCATTCAATCAATTGAATGGACAAGTGGAAGGGTGAATCCAAAATTTTATGGGCAAACTAAACCGGAAAGGAAAAGTAAAAAATGAATGATAAAATCGTTGCAAATATTGACCCAGAAGAATTTACAAAGATTAAGAAGAAATATAAAAAACTAAAAAAGTATATGAAATCTCCACTTTATCAAGTTAAAGTGATGGATGGAACTGAAAATATAATTAGTGAATTATTAAAAGAACCTGAAATTGCATCAAAGGATACAAAATTAGTTGACTAAATATCTCCAATGAGGTAGTATACCTCTACGTTCATCCCATATGGGACGGAAGTAAGTTGACTCGGAACGGTACGTTCATTCGCTATTTCCGAATAGCGAACGCAAAAGCCGACTGAAGGAACGCTCTTTAACCTAAACCATTAAGGAGAAAACCTAATGTCTAAAGTCGTATATCGTGGTGTTGAATATGATACTCAAAAGCGTATTGAATACCAACAGCAAATGATGCAGCAACCTCAACAATACAACGAAACCTATCGTGGTGTTAAGTATGTGAAGGAGGGACACAAATGAACACTTATTTTGTTCGCTATCTCAAAAGAAAAGCAAAGAAGGAAAAACTTCTTCAAGTAGCACAACTGAATATGGCAAAGAAATCACAAGTTGCCTGAAACTGGGAGGATTGACATCCTCCCTTTTTTTGTGTAAAATATTAAAAGAGAATACTAATTTAATGGACAAAGAAAAATTAAAACTTATTGTTCGTAATATGGAATTATTAATAGATTCACTTAAAGCAGAAATTTATTCTGATCCAAAACAAAAAAATACTAAAAGTATTGGACCATTGCAATTAGATTACGAAGAAGTATTTGAAGACTACGATTGAAAACTATGAAACCAGTAAAAGCAAAAGACCTTCTTGAACTAGATAAAAGACTTGAAGTAGTAAAACTTCAAGGATATCCAATTCCAGAGCAGGTAATTTACCAAGCAGGAAAATGTGACTATTCAGAAATTCCTATTCATTATCAAGAAATTCCTACACCGCAGAAGTGTGGTGAATGGATCGTAGAGCAACTTCTAAGCAACGAACGAGGGCACTGGGGACCTGTAGAACATCCCGGTATTACTTTCTCGGTGTCTGGGTATGTTCACAACGTTATGGTGCAAGCAAGAACTCACAGGGTAGGTGTGACATTTGATGTTCAATCTCAACGATACACTGGTAAGAGAGTTGTGAAGGTGGCACAAGGAGAACTAAAACCTGATGAAGTTTTCTATTCTCGTCCTCCTGGTTTCTATACCAATCGTAAGGGTAAGAAGTATGAATGGACTCAAGAAGATTATGATGATGAGATGAAATGGTATGTAGAAGGATGTAAGCGTTATGCTGTGAAGTATGAAAAGGGAATGTGTGAAGAACATATTCGTGATGGTCTAGCACAAGGAATTCGTCAGAACTTTGTAGTTTCTTGCAATCTTCGTTCTATTCTTCATATTCTTGATCTTCGTGCTAAGTTGGATGCTCAACTTGAAATTCAGGCATTATGTGAACAAGTTGCTCCAGAAATTCAAAAGTGGGCACCAAATGTTTGGGGTTATTATGAAGAGAAGCGTCTTCATAAAGCACGGTTGAGTCCATAGAATAAATATTTTTATATTGATAAAGGATGGAGATTAGTTTAATGGCAATATATCCAGTTTATAATCCGGAAACGGGTGAAAAAAAGGTTATTGAAATGAGTGTTCATGATATTATGAATTGGTATGAAAATAATAAACCTTGGACCCGTGATTGGTCACAAGGATCTGCAAGTCCCGGAGAAATTGGGGAATGGAAAGATAAACTCATCAGCCGTAATCCTGGATGGAATGATGTATTGGGTCGTGCCCAAAAAATGCCTGGGTCAACAGTAAAAAAAATCTAACAAAACATAATGGCAAGACAAAGAAAAAGAAGTGGCGACCAACCAATTGGAATTGGTATGACTGCAAAACAAGCAAAAAGAAAAAAACCAATCAATGCCGATTTGCTAATAGATATTGAACCTCTTACTGAGAATCAAAAAAAACTTTTTGATTCTTATAGCGAAGGAAAACATTTAGTTGCTTATGGTGCTGCAGGAACAGGAAAAACTTTCATTAGTCTTTATAATGCCTTAAAGGATGTTTTAAATCCTATTACTCCTTATGAACAAATTTATATTGTTCGTTCTCTTGTAGCAACTCGTGAAATTGGATTTCTTCCTGGAGATCACGAAGACAAATCTTCACTTTATCAAATTCCTTATAAGAATATGGTAAAGTATATGTTCCAGATGCCAAGTGATGCAGACTTTGAAATGCTTTATGCTGGATTAAAAGCACAAGAAACTGTTAAATTCTGGAGCACTTCATTCATTCGTGGAACAACTCTTGATAATTCAATTATTATTATTGACGAATTTCAAAATCTTAATTTTCACGAATTGGATTCTATTATCACTCGTGTTGGTGAAAATAGTAGAATTGTTTTTTGTGGTGATGCTTCGCAGTCTGATTTAGTGAAAGCAAATGAAAGAAATGGAATTGTTGATTTTATGAGTATTTTGCGTAAAATGCCATCTTTTGATATTATTGAATTTGGTATTAATGATATTGTTCGTTCTGGACTTGTCAAAGAATACATTGTTGCTAAACTTGAACTTGGATTGTAATGTTTACTCATATTGATATTAATCTTCCTCAACTTGAAAGGGAGACCATTGATGGAGTAAGATACTACAAAGTACCAGAAGGAGATGAGTTATTGAGACTTGTCTCTATTACTTCTGTGACTAGCCATAAAAATCGTCAGTTCTTTGCTGATTGGAGAAAGAAAGTTGGAGAAGAAAAAGCAAATAAAATTACAAAGCAAGCAACCAGTCGTGGGACTGATATGCACACACTTGCTGAAAATTATTTGAAGAATGAAGAGTTCTCTTCTGAAGTTCTTCCAATTTCTCAAATGTTATTTGGAATTACCAAACCTTATTTAAATAAGATAAATAATATTCATGCACTTGAAAATTCTTTATATAGTAAGGTGCTTGGAATTGCAGGAACTGTTGATTGTATTGCCGAATACAATGGTGAATTAGCAGTTATTGACTTCAAGACTTCAAAGAAACCAAAACCAAGAGATTGGATTGAGCATTATTTCGTTCAATGTGCTGCTTATGCTTGCATGTTATATGAGATGACTGGTATAATGGTAAAGAAGTTTGTAATCATAATGGCTTGTGAAAACGGAGAATGTGAAATTTATGAAGAATATGACAAAGGAAAGTACATCAAGTTACTCACCGAATATATTAGAGAATTTGTTAGAGATAAACTTCAGCAATATGAATGATAAAATAAAGGAAGAATTGGACAGCAAATTTATCTGTCCTCAAAAATTTGCACAAGAGATTGAACAAATTGTAAAAAATTGTAAAGTCAATTATATCGATGCGATCATTAGTTATTGTGAGGAAAATTCAATTGAAATTGAAAGTGTATCCAAATTAGTTTCCAAACCATTAAAGGAGAAACTTAAAAATGATGCAACTGAACTTAACTTTTTAAAGAAAACTACTAAAGCACGTTTGCCTCTGTGACACCTTTTGATGTATATAAAACTTACCTAGCTTTTAAGAATCATTTTACCAAAAAAGATTACGATTATTTTAAGTATTGTGGAAAGTCTAGAGCATCTTTGGACTCTTTTCACAAGAGAAAGGATAGATATTTCTTTGAACGAACTTCTAGGCAAAAGAATGATGAAGAAATCAAAGCATATTTTGTGGCAAACTTTGTAGAATGTAATGACCCACAATCTTTATGGATTGGTGAGATCATCCAAAATGGCGAAGAAATTTATATGAATTGGTTAAAGAAATCTCAAAGTCTTTTTTACTTATTTAAAACAGAATCCGAAGTCTTTATAAACAAAGATAGTTTTGAAAAATTATTTGAAATAAAAAATAATCAACATCCAGAAATTCTCAAAAAATATTTTCAAAAAGCAATTAGTTTAGAGACAATGGTAATTTTAAATATGATATTGGATTATGTGAAACAGTTTGATAAAAAACTCACAGATCCAGTGTGGGAAACCGTCAGTTTGAGAATTCAAAAGTATCAACCTTTTCTAAATATTGATGTAGCAAAGTATAAAGAAGTTCTTAAGGAGATTGTTTTATGAGTGGATTTTTTGATTCGGAAGTGGTTAGAGAATCAATGTCCGAACTTGATGAACTTCAAGAACAACTTTTTGTTGATATGCTTCGTCTTCCTATTTTAAATGTTGAAGAAAAAAAAGATCATCTTAAAATGATGACGGATTTCTTGGAAAAGCAAAAATTGTTTATCTTTAGACTTTCATTGTCTGATGATCCAAAAGCAATTGAAATGAAAGAAAAAGTTCTTGAATCTGCTAAAATGCTTGGACTTAAAAAAGGACAAACAATCAATGATTTTTACGATATGATGCAAAAAACCATTGATTCTCTCAAAAAAACACTTGACGACTGACCTCATACCTGCTACAATTAATACGAAGAATACTTCAAATACTACTAATACGGAGAATACGAATGAGCTTCCAAGATCTTAAAAAGCAATCCAAGATGGGTTCTTTGACCGAAAAACTCATCAAACAAGTTGAGAAACTTAACGATAGTGGTTCCAAAGATGATGATCGTTTTTGGAAACCATCAATGGATAAAGGTGGTACAGGTTCTGCCATTATCCGTTTTCTTCCTGCCCCTGCTGGATGTGATCTTCCCTGGGCACAAGTTTGGTCTCATGCATTTCAAGGACCTGGTGGTTGGTTGATTGATAACTGCCTGACTACTAATAAAGGTCAATGTCCTGTCTGTGAAGCAAACCGAGAACTGTGGAATACTGGTAGTAAGGATAATCAAAATATTGTTCGTGATCGTAAACGCAAACTATCTTATTACTCAAACATCTATGTTTTAAAGGATCCAGCAAATCCTCAAAATGAAGGACGAGTATTCCTCTATAAGTTTGGTAAGAAAGTTTACGATAAAATTCTGGCTTCTATGCAACCAGAATTTGATGATGAAAAACCTGTAAATCCTTTTGATTTCTGGGAAGGTGCTAACTTCAAACTGAAACTGGTGAAAAAAGATGGTTATTGGAACTATGATAAGTCTGAGTTTGCATCACCTTCTGCTCTTCTTAATGACGATGATGAACTGGAAAAGATCTACAAATCTCTTTATGATTTGAGTGAGTTTACCGATGAGAAAAACTTCAAATCATATGAAGATTTGAAAAAACGTCTGGATCAAGTTCTTGGCAACAAAGGGACCACTCGTCGTCAAGATCCTGAAGTTGCCGATGAAGAGGAAGAGTTTGAACCAGTTCAGGAAAAGGTTTCAGTTCATGCTTCTACTAGTTTCAGTAATGATGATGATGAGGATGATGCGATGTCCTACTTCCAGAAGTTGGCAGAGTCCTGATTTCAAAATTGACTTTTAAATCCATTTTACCCCCGAAAAAAATCGGGGGTATTTTTTTGCCAAAAAGGTTTTTATACCCCAGTAAATTGTGGATTGTAAGTTTTCTTGTTTAGTTGATTGATGTATTGAGATGATTGATCATATTTCATAATATTTCTCATATCTGTAATTACTACTGATAGGAATTGTGGTTTTAATACTCTAATTTGTCTTTTTCTTTCATTGATACCTACTTCATATTCATAGTTTGTAATTGCTTTTACGGGATTTGCAGTGATTGCTATATTATCAAAGGTTGTATATGAAACAGTAAAATCTTCATCTACCTCAAATCCAGAGTCAATCACAAGACGATCATACTGGTCTTTGATTTCTGTAGTTTCATAATGATGGACATCTGATAATGCTGCATCAGATCCATACTTATCAATCATATAGTTATATAAGTCATTATTGTTCAATGGCCATTGATCTCTTACGTTTGTAATGTTATTCGTGATCAAAATAACCCAATCAAGTTCTGGATCACCATAAAGTTTTGATGCAACTACTTCTGGTCTTTGGTCATCAGTAATTTGATAATAATCAAAGGCAGTAATAGCATTAATGACATCAGATCTTATCTTTGCTCTTTTGAAAAGATTTTTGACGGTAATATAATCTTCATTTGTGCTTGCATTAGGTAAACGAGAAAGATAAGAAATATTTGGAAATTCGTTAAAATATGCCATTTTAGTATCCTACATCGTTTGGTGAGATTGGATAAAGATCACCAGAATTATCAATATTATCTACAAATTTTCTTTCATCAAAAATAGAACTTTGGTAATCAGTATCATAAATCGGTTCAAGTTCTTTGAATGACATATTCATAATCACAGATACTGGTTGTCCGTCATCATATGCTGCCCAAGTTCCATCAGCAGTATAATTCATAGAAAAACCAACTAATGCACAAGTTTTAATTCTATTTACACCTTGAATTGGATTTCCATTAGAAGTTTTGTATTGCAGTTGAAATACATTTGGTGTTCCCAAGAAATATGATGATGCTCCTGCTGTTCCGTATTCTTGATTTCCTGATCTTTTATCTTGTTTTTTTGCTGCCATTCCTTGTTTAAAGAATCTTATAATTTTATTAATATCTGTTGCTTCTTCTTTACTTCTTGGACTCATTCTATATTGAAATGTGAATTCTCTTAATGTTGGTGAATTGAATAGAAGTTCAAGATTGCTATTTGGAACAACTCCAAATCCTCTTGCTAAAATACTTTCTGGAGATACTGAAAATCCTGCCATTGAAAGAACTTTAGATGCACCAGCAGTTTTTAATAGTGCTTGTGCTGCTTGCGAATCTGCACCTCCATTAGATAATAATTTATATAATAATGCTCCTTGAGCACCTAATGCTGCTCCTTGTTGTGCATTTCCTGCAATTAATCCTACTAATGCACCAACACCACTAGCACCTAAATAAGTGCCAAGATTACCAACAATTTCAGCAGTAGCAGCAGCAGAAAGATTATTCATATTATCATCGCCCCAAGAAACATTATTAGAATCACTTACACTATTTGGCATAGGTAATTTGACAATTCCTAAAAATTTTGCTAATGCAGAAGTTTTTTGCAGTCCAGTTTTTAATATTTTTACTGCTCCATCAGTTCTGCCAAATAATTCGTCTGATTTTGGTGGTCGGTAATGATATTGTCCTATTTGTAAGTAATCTTGTGTTTTGTTATATAAAGCATCTTTTGGATATTGTAAATCTGTTTTTTTTAAATTTTCATCTACAGATCCAAATTGAAAATCAGATTTCAAATCTGCTATATTTAAATTGAATGGATCACCACCACCTGTTGCTGGAGCTGATGGTAATGGAGGCCCTGCTTGTTGTGATGCTTGTGCCCAAGAAGGTAGAATATTATTTGCTGCATTTCCACCAATGTTTTTGTGCGCTGTCCTTACCTCAATTTGTATTTCAATTTTGTAATTGTCTCTGATGATATTTGCTGGAATTATTTTTAATCCTTCTGGGGTCCAATCGCCATTTTGAAATAAAATAACTCCTGGATTTCCAAAAAGTCCAGCACCTTGATTTACCAATTCAACGTTTCCATTTTTTGGATCATATCTCAAATCATATACAGCACCATATTGCCCTTCATTGTCATTTACAAGGTCTGTGTGGAAATTTGACTTTAAAAGTAATGATGACATTTATGGTGAAGATAAGTTGTCTGAATAATCCCAAACTTTTGATTTGAATATTGGTTGTCCTCTTCTATCTACAAATTTTTCAGTAGGAAGTAAAGAAACTTCTCTCCACTCCTTTTCTGGAACTACAAATAAATCAGACATCACACCAGAGAAAAGATATTTATGTAAAGTTTTCTTTGGAGCATTTACAAATCCAAATTTATTTATGTAAGAATTTGCAACTCCACCACGATACTGGGGATTTAGATAATGAAGATTTGACCCAAAAAACCACCCTTCTCTTTTATTGATTTCTATAATATAAGATAGAGGTTGCTTATCCCAAAATTGATATTTTTGTGGATACTTTGCATTATATAAAAAGAAAACTAAATTACCAGGTCTAATAAATCCAGTATCTTTTTCACTTATGTCTGGATCTTGAACATTCATAAGTTCATTCATTAAAGAATTAGTCCACCAATCAGTACTTCTATATTTTTTCCCAGCTTCTCTGATTATTTTTTCGGCAATCATCTTTGTATTCCTAATTCTTTTTCGGTAAAAATGCGAAATTCATAATTATGATCTGCACACCATTCTTTTGCAGCATTCCATTTTGCTTGATTGATTGACCACGTTTTTACAGAATATGCCCAAGATTTTGTTCTTCTTTTGGGATTTGTGTCTGGCATTAATAAATCTTTCGCTGGTTTGATTTCTACTACTAATGTTCGTGTGTTTCCATCTTTATCTTTATACTTTACAAAAAAGTCAGGAAAGTATCTATGAACTTTATTATCTATTGGTGAGCGATATGGAATCCAAAATTCTTCACTTTTCCAAGTATTAACACTTTCAGTCAAATCACAATATTGCATAAATTTTAGTTCATAAGAAGATCTATAAACTATATTAGTTGGATCACCACCATACTTTTTTGGATTTTGAGGGCGAAATTTTCCTTGCCGATATTTGGAATCGTCTGAATGCGGCATACATAGTATAGAATCTTATACTCATATTTAGATGTCTAGAGCAAATACATATAGAGTGGATCCTCTTTATGTAAAGATGACTACCCCGAGAGATATGGGTGGATCATCTTTGCCTTCAGTTCAACAAATGTTTGGCAATTTGTCTCTTACGAGTCAATTTAAAGTCAATATGTTTTTGGGTGCAGCAACTGATGCCAAAGGTGGAGATCAAGATTTGGTATCATATTTGAAAGATTGTGGAATAACTAATGAGCAATCAAAAACATTTACTTATGATTTTATGTGTGCGGAAGCAGTTCTTCCTGGAGCAACTTTTGACGTTGGGGAAGAAAGTGGAAGTCGTCAGGGCATAATTGAAAGATTTCCAAATCGTAGAATATATTCTGATTTTAATTTAACTTTTTATGTGGATAATGAATATAATATCATTCGTTTGTTTGAAGAATGGATGAATTTTATCAATCCAATTAACAGAAGTTCTGGACCACAAACTGCACAGGATAGTGGTCAAGTTGGATTTGAAGATCGTTTTAATTATTTTAGATTTAAATATCCAAATAAATATAAAAAAATAATTTCAATCACTAAATTTGAAAGAGACTTTTTGTTAAATCCAAATAATCCATATAGTCCTACAAATAATCAAAATCTTTTAACTTATCAATTTATTGATGCATTTCCAACTAATATTACTGCTCTTCCATTGTCGTATGAGGGAAGTACAATAACTAAAACTACAATTAATTTTAGTTATACTAGATATACTACAATAAAACATGCTGGAGTTGAAATAAGTCCAAATACACCAAGACCAAAAGATCCAGCAAATCCAGATCAACCCAATTCCACAACTACTTCTAAACAATATTATGGACCTGCTTTTGGTAATAATGAGGAGGCAAACAGACAGGCAGCAATACTTAGAGGAGAAAACGTCCAATAAATAATTATAACTGAATTACTATAGGTCATTATGCCTTTACCAAAAATTGCTACACCAACATATGAGTTGGAATTGCCATCAACTGGAAAAACAATCAAATATCGTCCATTTTTAGTCAAAGAAGAAAAGATTTTAATTCTTGCACTGGAAAGTGAAGATGTTAAACAAATCACTAGTGCAATCAAAAATACTTTAAAGGATTGTATTCTCACAAGAGGAATTAAAGTAGAAGAACTTCCTACTTTTGATATTGAATATATCTTTTTGAATGTTCGTGCAAAGTCAGTTGGAGAATCAATTGAATTAATTGTGACTTGTAGTGATGATGGAGAAACAGAAGTTCCAGTCAAAGTTTATATTGATGAAATTGAAGTTCAAAAAGATCCAAATCACACACAAGAAATTAAATTGGATGCCAATTTAATTCTTAAAATGAAGTATCCATCTTTGAATGAATTTATTAAGAATAATTTTGATTTTAGTAGCAATGAAATTTCTTCTATTGATAAGTCATTTGATGTAATTTCTTCTTGTATTGATGTGGTTTATAATAATGAAGACGTTTGGTCAGCATCAGATTGCACTAAAAAAGAATTGACCGATTGGATTGAGACATTGACATCAAATCAATTTAAAATGATTGAAGAATTTTTCAACACAATGCCAAAACTTGCACATACTTTTAAAGTAATGAATCCAAATACAAAAGTAGAAAGCGAGGTGACACTGGAGGGGTTAACAAGTTTTTTCGGTTAATTATGGCTCATATGGATCTTGAGTCATATTTTAGAATTAATTTTTCACTAATACAGTTCCATAAATATTCTTTGACCGAGATTGAAAATCTTATGCCCTGGGAACGGGACGTTTATTTGGCACTTTTACAGCAGCACATTGAAGAAGAAAATCTAAAGGCACAACAACAGAATGCTTAAAAATTCTCCGGGATTGTCATCATATAGAGGATATGGAACTCCATCTTTTGGGTCAATTCCTAGTGGGACTTTCTATCGTGGGAAGAGACCATCTGATTATTCCGCAAGAATGTTAAAGGAAAAGGGAGATCCTTTAGCAGAATTTAGTGGAATAAATCCAAAAAAAATAGTAGGTTCCCAGAAAGGAAGTAAAGAATCAGCACTGAATTTTATTTCGGGTGGATCTCCTATTGGGTCATCTGTGCTTTCTGGTGCAAAGAATAATATTGTTGGATTTGATAGAGCAAAGATTTCACCAAAAAAGAATAATTTGGGATCTTTGATTGGCACTTTAACTACTAATATTTTTAATAATACAAATTCAGTTTCAAATATTTTTGGAGATAAAAAAGAAAAATCAGAAAAAGGATTTAAACCATTTGGTGGATTTTTTGATAAAGTAAAAGAAGCAATTGGATTTATTAGTTTCTTTGGTTCAAAAAAGAATTTAGATAAAATTAAAGAAAATATAGAAAATTTAAAAACTACATTTACAGAAACATTTGATGTAGCAAAGGCATTAAGAAAAGCAATACTTAAAATTATAGAACAACTATCAGGGTTTTCTGGTGGTAGAGGTGGTGGAGGAATAATTGGTGCTATAATGTCAGCACTTGGTGGATTGGTTGGTGGATTGGTTGGTGGATTAATTCCTGGAATGGGAGGAAAACGACCACCAAATGTTGCTGGTCCTGCAATGAAACAGGAAGGAAATTTATTATCAAAATTACCAAAAGGTGGTGGAATAGGTAAATTGCTTTTAGGTGGTGCTGCTGCTGTTGGTGCAGGTTCTGTCGTAAGTGGTCTTTCTCAACCTGGCGGTGAAGAGGTTCAACCTGGAGATACTGCACCAGAAGTTCCTGGAAATCTTTTAGATAAATTTAATTCCATTTTAGATAGATTTGATAAAGCTCTTGATGGTTTAAGAGGAGGAAAGGGCAAAAAAGGTTCGGATTCTGGTACAAAACCTTCTGGTTCTGGCGGCGGTGGAGGTAGTCCTACTCCTACTCCTCTTTCTCCTTCTGGTGCTCCTACTGGGGTAACGATAAAAGACGATGCACAGGCATTGAAAGAATTGGGACTTACTCAAGAACAGTATAATGCATTAAAACAGGGTGTGGCAGACGTTGAGGGGGCAAGATATAATCAAATGGGAGGTGCAGGTACAAGATTTGCTGGAAGATATCAAATGGGGTCTAATGAGATTGCAGATTCCGCAAAAGTAATGGGGATTCCTGTGCCATCGCAACAGGAATATTTAAATAATCCAGAATTGCAGGAAAAAATTTATATGGGAAGGACAGTATATATGCATAGGAGGTTACAATCACTATCTCCAAAATATAATACTATGTCCCCTAGAGAGAGGGCAGTGGCTCTTGGTATGGGGCAACTTGGAGAAGGAAACGTTTCTTCCTATATTAATACAGGAACTCTCCCTAGAGATAGTGCGGGCGCTCCAATAACAAAATGGGGAACTGCAGTAGGAAAAAGATTTGATGAAGCATCATCTATCCCCTCTAAACCTCAACCAGGACAACAAGCACCATCAGCACCAGTATTACCATCACCACAACAGTTAAGAAGAGCACCAGCGGCAAAAGCGTCTGGAGCAGAAGCACCACAAGTGAGTTTAGTTAATGTTGGTAGTGGAACACCACAAGCATCACCATCACGACCATCAAGCACAACTACACCACCATCACCAACTGGTGGAAATGGACCAACTGCTCCATTTTTGCCTTCATACAATCCAGATAATTTCTTAACATTATATTCAAGAATGGTTTATAATATTGTCGGATAATGGAAACTAAACTTTTTTCTCCCCTACTATCATCTGCAAATAACATTGTAAAAATGAAGCGTTCTTTGCCGAAAAGAGCAAGGGATTATAATGATTTTATTAATTGGTTGGATACAAGCAATAAAGATATTAAAAAAATAAAATTACCAAAAAAGAAGAAAGTAGAAGATCTTCAATTTTTTGTTGGATCTGCTCTTGGTGGAGGAGGTGGCGGTGGTGGAGGAATATTAGGATCACTTCTTGCTGCACTTGGAATTAGAAAAGGAGCAAATTTTTTAAAAGGTAAACTTGGACTTCCCAAAGGAAAGTTCAAAGGAAGTTATGAAGATATTATCAAAAAGCTTAACAAAAAAAGCAATCTAACAAAAGGCGAAAATTTTGCTTTAAGAGATTATAAACGACTTGTTGGTAAGGGTGGAATAAGTAATAATTCTGCTGCTTTTCAGGCATTGTTGAGAAATTCAAATATGAATGAGTATGAGTATCTTACAGGGCACGGAAAGGGAGTAAGAGGTGGTGGATTTTCATCAGAAACCGCAGCACAATATAGACAAGCAGGAAGAAGTGGAGGTGGTGGATTTAAAGGAGCACCAAGAGGAAGACTTGGGGGAATTGCTGGACCATTGAATATTGCTTTTGCTGGTCTTGATTTTATGGGAAGAAAAGGCGAAGGACAATCAAACCTCCAAGCAGGGGTTGGATCGGGAGGTGGTCTTGCTGGTGGTCTTGCCGGTGCTTGGGCTGGTGGGAAAGCAGGAGCAGCAGTAGGCGCAGGTATAGGCGCTTTATTTGGTGGTGTTGGTGCAGCTCCTGGTGCAGTAATTGGGGGAATTATTGGTTCTCTTGCTGGTGGATTTGGTGGAGGACAACTTGGTGGAAATTTAGCAGATAAATTTACTGGTGCTGATAAAATAGACGAAAGATTAAAAGCACAAGAAACAAAACAACGAGAAGCAGCATCTTCAAGTGACGTTACATTTGCAAGTATTACTGATAAATTTGATAAAGTTGTAAGTAAGTTTGAAAAATTAAAATTGGGAATGACTGGAGTTCAAAATAAAAATGATTCCAGTGAAGAAATAGAAGACTCCGATTCTATAGAACCCACAGATCCAATTAATACTGGAAATAATCCAGAATCAACTGGATTACAACTTGAAGATGTTGAAGCATCTGGAGGGGAAGTTCCTGGAGCTCCAGATTCAAGTTTTAGATCGGCACGTCGTCCGAGGCATAATGGTAATGATTATTTTAAGAATGCTGGAACACCAATTAGTTTAATTCAAGAAGGAACAGTGACTGTTGCAGATATGAATTATAATCCTAGTGGATGGGGAGCACTCATTGAAGTTAGACATAAAGATGGTTCTTTAAGTAGATACGCTCATATGAGTAGAATATCTGTTGCTCCTGGTTCTAAAATTTCCCCAGGACAAGTTATTGGATATACTGGTGGTGCTGCAGGTGCTCCTGGATCTGGAAATTCCGAAGGACCTCATTTACACTTTGAATATCTTCCTGCTGGTTCTGGTCAGGTTGACCCAACAGAAGCAGCCAAAAGAATTTTTAGATTTGGTGGTAATGTAAAAGTAAAAGCAAAAGCAAAAGCAGGAGCAAATGAACAATCCTCAGCAGCACCAATAGCACCAGAAAAAGGTGTCGATGTTTTTAATAAATTGTCAAAAGCAAAACCAGGGAGCGGAGAAACAATTAAAGTTCCTGGTGTTGGAAGTGTTGTAATGGGAAGAAATCTTTTTCAACAAGCAGAGAAAAAATACTTTACGGAAAAAGGAGAACAAATTACTGATCCCGAAAAGATAAAAGGATTTAAGAATCAATTGGATGCATTCCTCAAAAATTCTAGAGATTATGAATTATCACAAGCAAAAGTAAGAGCACAAACAGGCGATCAAATACCAGCACAAATTTTGACACCACCACCAACTGCAGCACAACAAGCTGCAATATTTTTAATGGGAGATCAAAGTCAACAAGTTGCATCACAACCACAAGTTGTTCCATTTCCAATTCCAACTGGGAATGGAGGTGGTGGCGTTACAGTTATAATGCCATCCGAAGGTCAGATATTAAATAGTCTATGGACTACAATGCTTCTCACTAATCTTTCTTCAGCATAATGGCAGTCTCAGTACAAGGTTTAAGATATCAATCAGTTACCATTCAATCATTGGATGGTAAGAATAAAATTGATTTAACCAATTCAATTACATCAGTGGATTATTATGAGGATATTTTATCTCCTTGTATAACAATGACAATGGATGTCATTAACTCATATTCTATTTTCAATAGACTACCAATTCGTGGTGGTGAAAGTGTTTCGATGGAAATTGAAACTGTTTCTGGAACATTCTTATTAGATGGCGACAATGCAATGTATGTGTATAAAGTAAGTAATCTTGATGCACAAAATAAAAATGAATCATTCACTTTACATCTCGTTTCAAGAGAAGGATTGACTAATGAAACAGTAAGATGCCAAACAATTTATAGAGGAAATTTACGAAATACTGTAACTAAAATTCTTAAAGATGATCTGAAGACAAAAAAATTTAAATCTGAAAATATAGAACAAACCTCAAATTCTTATTCTTTTATTGGAAATAATAAAAAACCATTTCATACTTTACAATGGTTAGGACCAAAAGCAGTTCCTACAACTTCTGGTGGACCAACAGGAACTTCTGGTGGCGATCAAAGTGGGATAGCAAAAGGAACTGCTGGATTTTTCTTTTATGAAAATAAAGATGGATTTAATTTTAGAAGCATTGATAGTTTGGTATCAAATACAAGAATAGCAGTATCAAGTGCAAATAAGAAAAAAGTTTATAATTATAGTTATGATCAGTTTGTAATCGAACATAATAGTTTAAATAATAATTTCAAAATTATTAATTATAATTTTGAAAAAAATATTGACTTGATGAAATCTTTAAGAGTTGGTATGTATTCAAACAAAACTTATTTTTATGATCTTTATAGCAATTCATTGGATTTATATAAGTATACATTAAAAAATCAAGTCAAAAATAAACTTGGTGCTGCTGAAAGTATTGCTGTATCTGATGAATTTGGCGATAGTGTATCTCGTATTATGGTAAAAGTTGCAGATCGTGGGGTATTGAATTTTGATGGTTCTGTGAGCAATAAATTGACAAGTGGTGCTGATATGGCGATGGCATATTCAAGATACAATTTATTATTCAGTCAAGCACTAAATATGAATGTGCCATTGAATATCAATCTTAAATGCGGTGATATAATTTATGCACAGTTTCCAAAAATGGAACCTGCAAATACTGGAGAAGTAGATCCAGAACAAAGTGGATTTTATCTAATTAAAGAATTAAGGCATCATTTTGATCCTACTAACAAAATGCTTACATCTATGAGGCTAGTTCGTGATAGTTATGGATTATACGGACCTAAAAATATTTAAATATGGAATTACAAGAACTTATAGACACTGTATGTGAGGAACTAGAAAATTCCTCATTAAACACACAAAGAATAAGATATTTAAAATCATATCTAGAAGATCTTTTGAAATATCAAAAGCACAATCCTGATACTGTTGATATTCCAACTGCATTAGAATTATTTTGTGATTTAAATCCAGATGCATTAGAGTGTAGAATTTACGATGATTGAAGAATCTTTATTAAAATCAAATTATATCGGTAAAGATGGATTTAATTGGTGGATTGGTCAAGTTGCACATTCAAAGTATTGGAAAAAGGCAGCAGATTATTTCAATGGAGATTGGAATTATCGTTGCAAAGTAAGAATTATCGGATACCATCCTTTTTCTGGATCAATTTTAAGTGATAATGATTTACCTTGGGCACAAGTAATGATTGATCCTGCTTTCGGTAGTGGACAAGGCGGAACAGGAAAGACATTAGATTTGAAAGGCGGAGAAACTTGTTTTGGATTTTTCTTGGATGGAGATGACGCACAACAACCAGTAGTTATTGGTCTTCTTCATAGAAGTGATGGAGTTAAGAATTTAATTAGTGAGGAAAATGTACAATCAGATTTGAGTTCAGGATTTAAACCATTTACTGGACATCCTGGAAATAAAGTTAAGGCAACTCAATTAGAAGCAAGGAAAAGTAAAGAAATAGATCAAACTGCAACTACGGAGCAAAGAAACGAGCAATCAGCAGAAACTTCTCCAATATCTCCTTTTCTTTTTAATACAAATCTAGATTTAGGTGTAGGTGTTGGAATTACAAATGCTAATGTTTCTTGGGATAGTGAAAAAGGATATACATCAGAAATAAAAGGATTTGATCCTAATTTAAATTTGGTAGGAGATAGATTAGTTTGTCAAGCACAATCAACTTACGGAATAGAAAAAAAATGTGATAGAACTTATATTATTTCAAATGGGTGTCAAAATAATTTAATCAGTCAAATTACCCAAATACTTCAAGATTTTGTTGCAATTACAAATGGGTTGGATAATTATTTGGGTACTTATATTGATCCAGTATTAAATGAGATCGTAGATATTGGGCAATCAATTGCAAATTGTGCAAGACAAATTGGTGGAATTGTAAAATTAATTATTAATAATTTAAGAAATACAATTTTTAAATGTATTTCCTGGGCATTTAGAAAACTTGTGGGATTGGTTGTTCCTCTTCCACAACAAAAAATTATTATGGAGCAATTGAAAAAATATTTGGATATTATTTTTTGTATTCTTGAAAAAATATCTGCTGAAATTATTGATTATATTGAAGGATTTCTTGGTGATTTGGCATCAAATATTATCAATGCTCCATTATGTGCAGTAGAGCAATGGACTGCTGGAATTCTTGCAAAAGTTATGGATAATATGGAAAGCGCACTTTCTACTATTATTTCTGGAATTGGTTGGTTGACTGGTGGTATTTCAACTGTTTCTGGAATTTTAAATCAAGCAAGTTCATTGGCATCACAAATTTTTAGTTTTCTTGATTGCACTGGTCTTGCTTGCAAAACTCCATATGTTTGGTCATCTAAATTTGGACCAAGCGAAAAAGAAGCGGACGATTGGCAAAAAATGGTTAATGGTGTGAATGTATTTAAAGGTGTAAGTGATGGATTGGGTTCATTAGAAGAAGCAATGTATCAAACACCACTTTATGGTGGAATAACAGGAGTATTTAATGATATATTCAATCAATGTAATGAAAAAGTTCAAAATCCAACAAGTCAAGAAGATATTATTCCATTACCTATTGGATCAAAATATTCAACTTGCGTTCCACCGATTGTTAGAATTTTTGGAGATGGTATCGGTGCGAGAGCAATACCAATTGTAGATTCTGCTGGAGCTATTTTTTCAGTAGAAATTATTAATAATGGATTTGGATATACGAGTCCACCAATAATTACTATTGTTGATAATAGTGGTTGTGGATCTGGAGCAGAAGCACAAAGTATTATTAATAAAGATACTGGTTCAATTGAATCCATATATGTAATTAATTCTGGTTCTGGTTATGCACAAGGAAATTATACAAATATAGGAATTGGTACTACTGGTGGAACTATAATTAATACTACTAATAATATTCCAAATACTGGAAAAGTAATTGGTTGCGTTCAGAATATAATTGTAATTGCTCCTGGATATGGTTATACTACTGGTGATACAATTACTGATGGAAAAAATACTTATATCCCAATAGTAACTCCTGGTTCTGGTGCAATTATAGGAATTGAACCGTTAAAAACTCCAGTTTGTGGATTTGATAAAGCACCAACGTTAACTATAAATACCAGATCAGGAGTTGCCGCAGATCTTGTTCCAATTATGAAATTTACTCCAACATATACTGCAGTAGATCAAAATAAAATAAATCAACAAGCAGCAATTTCAGGCATTACATCAGTGGTGGATTGCATATGAGCAATTGTAACGAAAATCAACAAGTAATTCAAAATGATTGGTATAGATTTGAATGCGGAACAAAAAGTTTTGCAAACGGTGATATAGAGTTGGGATTATCAACACCAACTAAACAAGGAATTAATATGTATAAAAATGGAAATTGTGATTTTGCTATTAATGGAACATTAAAAGAAGTATCTGGATTTAATGTTAAGTCTGGTCACGCGAGAATTATTGAAGCAGTAAATGGAGATATTCATATTAAAGCATCCAATGGAACTATATTTCTTGAAGCAAGAAATATTCGTCTTGTTGGGGTTGACGGAGTAGAAGGAGAGATTACATTACAAGCATCAAGAATTTGCAATATTGATGCGCCCACTGCGGGAATACAAGGAACAAATATTTCTTTAGCTGCTTCTAGCAAAGTTCAAGTTGCTGGAGCGGCTGCAGCATCTCTTGTGGGAGGAGCATCAGCTACAATTGATTCTGGCGCTGATGCTGATAGTTCTTCAGTGATGGGCAAAATACTAAAAACATTAGAAGATTTTAAAAAATTCTTTAGTTCTATTTGTGAAGAATAATAATCATGGCAGATCTAACTATTGCGAATGTTGGCGAAAAACTTATAGTAGGGCAAATTGATTCATCATTTTTGACTTTATCTTCAAAATTTCTACCAGGAACTGCTGTTCTAAATGGACCAGTTTATATGGGAACACTTACTGGTGCTATTGGACTAGATAGGGCAACTTGTACGATTGGACCATCTATTGTGGGATTTCCAGTATCACTTCAAGTTGATGGAGTTACAAATATTTTTGGTAATGCAAATATTTTTGGAATAAAGAATGTTTTTGCATTTTCAAATATATTTGGATTTACAAGTAGGGTTGGAGCAAAATTTGCAACTGCATTTAATGCTGATGCTGGAGCAAAAGTACAAGTAGCTACAAATTTAACTTATGGATATAATATAAATCAAGCACTTTTGAGTGCGCCTTTATCTGCTGCAGTTCAATTTAAGGGAAGTATTGCTGGATGCCCAGGAAAGAAAGATTTTGATATCCCTCATCCAACAAAAAATGGATGGAGATTGAGACACGTTTGTATTGAAGGTCCAACTGCAGATGTATATGTACGAGGAATACTTAAAGATTCAAATATAATTGAATTGCCAGAATATTGGAGAAAGTTAGTAGACCCAGAAACAATCACTGTCAATTTAACTCCAATTGGTTGGCATCAAGAATTGTATGTTGATAAGATTGAATGGGGAACAAAAATTGTAATTAAAACTAATTCAGGTTCTTCTATAAATTGCTATTATACTGTTTATGGCGAAAGAGCAGATACTGATAAAAATATTTCAGAGTATGAAGGAACATATAATGATTATCCAGGAGATAATAGTCAATATATACAATCAGCCATAGTAAATAAATAGTTTTAAGATCAAAGAATGAATATAAATTAATTAAATTATGATTTCAACTAATTTTATTGCCGAGCAACAAGAGGAATTAGATTATAAGACTGCAGAAGTACAAATGATCAAAGATCAATTAACACTGATGGATGTTAGAATTGATCGTTATGATACTATCATTCGTAATATAGATAAACAAATTATTCCACTTGTTGATGAAATTAATGTTTCTATTGCAGCAGTAAAAGATGCTTATGATAATCGGATTGCTGCTGGTTGTAGAAGTGATTTATATTGGGAATTAACTTCTACAAAATCTTATTTTGGATTGTCTCCAATAGTAACCACAGTATATACTTGTAAAAAGAATCCAAATGTGAGAACAGATTATGGATATTATGGTGCAAAGTATTATAGAAGACCACAAAATCAAGATTATGGATCAAATATTGTTCGTGAATTTTTGGGCGCAATAGATTCTGGTAGTAATGTTTTAGCAGTATTTGGAATTATTGGAACACAAAATATATCAGTTGGAGATGATATTTTAGATAATATTGATAATCCTGTTGTATTTTCTTCTGTTAATTTGCCCAAAATTGTTGGTTTTGGGACTACTAGTATTGCGGGAATTACTACCGATTTTGGTGGATATGTAAGTTCCGGTTCAACTATTATTGCGAATGTTGGTGTTGGAACTACAATTGGAATTAATACTGGAGATTCAATATCATTATCTGGAATTTTAACTACAGGAACAAAAGTAGTTGGGTTTGGTACTACTACAATTACGGTTAATAATGTTTGGGATTCAACTACTGGAACATTTATAACTACCAATGCAACTGCAAATAGTTTAATCATAAGTATTCCAGCTGTTGGAACTGGAACTGGAACTTTTAAAGTTGGACCTTTGGTTACTTATCCAACTTTAATTTTAAGTGCAGTAGCATTATCAACTGCAACAAATACTAATTTTACAAATATAAGAACTACACAAATTGATTCAACTATATTTGATTATTCCAATAATCCCATAGATCCAGTGACTGTTGGTGTTTTGAATTCTAATACTATAGGTTTTGGTCATAAATTAGTAAGAGTCAATGATGGAAGTCCAATTGGCCCATTTCAATGGCAAGAAGTTATGACTTCAGAATTTGCAAATAAAACTGATTCTCAATTAAATGAATCTGAAAGATATTTAAGAACTACTTATCCTGAACCTGCTTGTGGTGCAAGTTATGCCAGATACTATCCAGGAAATACTGAATGGCCTGTTTTATATACTAATACCTATAGTGGTGGTGGATCTTTTATTAGTTCAACTAGTACATATGCAAATGAAGGAACTACAATTACCATTGGTTTTGGTATAACATCTCTTTATAGTATAGGATATACAACTACATCTTCAATAAATCCAGGTGCTGGTGTTTGTAATCCACTTGATGCTGCAATTATTGCTGCGGAAGCAAATAGAGATGCAATTATTGCAAGAAATTTATCAAAAATTGATTCTTTAATTGCTGCATCTAATCCCTTAAGAGAAATGAGAAATACAATAGAATCTCGTGCCTTTGCAATGCTACAAGGAAGAGTTTATGGAGATGTTGAAGTAAATAAACTCAAACAAAATATTTCAATATTAAAATCAACAGATTATACACCATTTGAACCTCCAACATATTATTTTGATTCAACTACTGGAAAATTAGTGTCTTCTGTGGTTGGGACTTCGACCACTTAAAGAAGTGGCACAAGACCATTGACCGCGATTTGATTTCGTGCTATGATATTAGAGTACAGATGAGTTCAACCTTTATGATGATTTCCCGCGAAACCCTTAATGAACTTCGTCATCTTCAAGAAGATATGGCAGAGCATTTTACTGATGAGCATTTTCCAATTAGCGGCGAAACATATTGGACTTGTGTAGAATGTTTGGCAACAGCAAAACTTGCTGAACTTCGTGGAGAACTAGTTTATGGTGGTTGACAATTTTAAGACCATTATGATATAATGGTCTTACATCACGGGAGCGTGGTGGAATCGGTAGACACAACGGACTTATGTAAAATTGAGCCTCATTTAGGAAACTTTATGAGTGTAACTCCTCAAATTCGGTGAAACCTGCAAAATGGCAATACCGAGCCAAGCATCGTAAGATGAAGGTGTAGAGACTAGACGGGGGGCACCTAAACTGAAAAGTATGGTGAAGGTATAGTCCAGACCACAAACCGCAAGGGCAAGGAAACTTGTAGTGGTAAGAAAATCCGTCGGCTTCGGCTGTGCGAGTTCAAGTCTCGCCGCTCCTATAAAAAATAAATATAAGATATGGGAAATCCCTATGTCTTATCGTATCGACCACGCATATTGCTGGTACAATAATGGCAGTATGATTGTGAAGATGTATTTTATCAATCACATTCCTTTTACATTTGACGAACTTCCAGACGGTCATTTGTACGACCAAGACCTTTGTAAAGCAGCAGACAAAGAAACATCTTTCGAATCAGAAGATTTATATAAAAATTCATTCTACTTAATAGATGAAGAGTGTCATCCTTGCTTATTTGAAATTGATTTGGAAAATCCAGAAGATATGCCACAAGATGTCTAAATAAGACAGAAGAAATTATTGTGCGGATAAAATGCCTCTATCTAGGTTAGAAAATTTTCTTGTAAATACTGATGGTAATATCTTATATGTCAATCCATCTGATTTAGATGCTACTGATAGTTTTGATAATAAAGGAAATTCACTTACTCGTCCATTTGTAACCATTCAACGAGCACTAATAGAAGCTGCTAGATTTTCTTATCAGAGTGGTCCAAATAATGATAGATTTGATAAAACAACTATTCTTTTATATCCAGGAACTCACTATATTGATAATAGACCTGGATACTATGTGAAATCTAACGCTGGAACTGCACAATATTATGATGTAAATCAAACAGTAGTTTCAGTTCCAGATATTGAACTAACCAATTCTTCAAATTTTGATATTACAAGTTCTAGCAATGTTCTTTACAAATTTAATTCTGTAGAAGGTGGTGTAATAGTTCCAAAAGGAACTTCTATTGTTGGTTTGGATTTAAGAAAAACAAAAGTAAAACCACTATATGTTCCTGATCCAGAAAATAATTCCATAGAAAGATCTGCGATTTTTAGGGTTACTGGTGGTTGTTATTTCTGGCAGTTTAGCGTTTTTGATGCAGATAGAGCAGTATATTATAATTACAATTATGCAGAGCAGGCATCACCGACTTATTCACACCACAAACTGACAGTATTTGAATATGCAGATGGTGTAAATTTAAAGAATTTGACTGGAACATCTGATCTTCAGATGTATTACTATAAGTTAATGAATGCTTATGGTGATGATACTGGAAATAGAGAAATCATTGATTATCCAACATCTAATGATTTTGAACCAAATAGTCCAGAATTTAAAATTGTTGGAGATCTAACTTCTGGCGATAATAATATTACAGAGTTAAATTCAAGTTCAACAGTTGCATCCGTAACAACTGAATTTGCTCACGGATTGAGTGTTGATGATTCTATTCGTATTGCTGGTGTTGGTTCAGCACTTTACAATGGTAGTTTTAAAGTAGTTGGCGTTACCAGTGAAAGAAAATTTACATACCAATTACCATCTGCAGCAATTGACACTTCAGTTACAATTTCAATGAGTGAAAGAGTTATCATTGAACCAGATGGTGTAAATGGAGCATCTCCATACATCTTTAACTGTTCATTGAGATCCGCTTTTGGAATGTGTGGTCTTCACGCAGACGGATCAAAAGCAACTGGATTTAAATCTATGGTTGTTGCTCAATACACTGGAATTGGATTACAAAAAGACTCCAATGCTTTTGTAATTTATAATGAATCCACAGGTCTTTATGATACAAACTCAACCACTTCTTTGGATAAAAGACCTTTATATATTAACCAGGAAGCAATATATAAACCAGCATACGAAAATTATCACATCAAGGCATCAAATGATGCATTTATTCAAGATGTTTCTGTTTTTGCAATTGGATTTGCTCAACACTTTTTAGCAGAAGATGGTGCTGATCAATCAATTACCAACTCAAACTCTAACTTTGGATCCAAGTCATTGATTTCAAAAGGATTCAGAAAAGAATCCTTTGATCGTGATGATACTGGTTATGTGACTCATATTGTTCCACCAAAAGATCTCCAAGAAGATTCTTTTAATGCTCTTTGGAGATCACTTGATGTTGGGCTTACTACATCATATACTGGCGTTGGACAAACCTCTAGACTTTATCTTTTGGGTGAAACGGATATCAATAATCCACCATCAAATATCACGAATGGATATAGAGTTGGTTCCAATATTGATGAAAAACTTTATGTTACAGTAAATATTAATGGCATAGATTCTACTTATTCTTCTCCAATTTTGATGCAAGTTCCAACTGGAGAAGGTCCAATAGCACAAAAAACATTTACCGTAACTCAAACAACAGGCGTTAATAATATTGATGTTTCTTCGAATGTATTAACTTTAAATGCAACTCATAATTTTTACAACGGAGAATCAGTAAGAGTATTCAGTGATAATGCAATTGTTCCTGACGGATTAGAAAATGGAGCATTATATTATGTCATTATAGATACCTCAAATACTATTAAACTTGCAAAAACTATTAATAATGCAAATGAAAATATTCCTGTAGATATTAAAAATACAAAAGGTGGCATTTTAAGTATTGTAAGTAGAGTTTCTGACAAACTTTCTGGAGATCCAGGTCATCCAATTCAATTTGATGCTGTTAATAAAAATTGGTATATTATTGGTAGTGGAAATACAACAACAAATCAAATATATCAAGGATTTAAAAATAATCCAACTGCAATTGCAGCAAATAATTCTTCCACTTTCATTCAAAGAAAGTCTGAAAATCGTGACCTGACAGATAGAATTTATAAGTTAAGATATGTTATTCCTAAAGAATATACAAATGCAAAAATTCCAGCAAAAAATTATGTTCTTCAAGAATCAAGTACTGTAAAAGAAGATTCTACAATTACAACTATAAATTCTAATCGCAACTCTCACGTAATTGCTGGAATTTCAACTGTTGGATCAACTGTCACTGTCACATCAGAAAGACCGCATAGATTGAGCGTCAGTGATAGAGTAAGAATTAGAAAAGTTGTAAGTAGCACAAATTTAAGCGCAGCAGATGATGCTGGATTTAATGGTTATTTTGTTGTAACTTCTGTTCCATCATCAAAAACATTTACATTTACTAACACATATAGCGGTGGAACATTTGCAAACAGTGTTTCAACTAGAGGAGAAAATCTTCCAGTATTCTCTAGAAATGAATATGATACCACTTATACAATTGAAAATGTAGAAACAGTTCAAGAATATTCTTCTGGATTACAAGATGGTATTTACTATTTGACTTGTTTGATTGGAAATATTTCTCCTACGGCTCCAGAATTTACATCTCAAAAGTTTAAGCAAAATATAACTGATTTGTATCCAGTTGTAGATAAAGATAATTTGATTACTGATCCACTACAAAGTTTGACTGGAGCATCAAACAAATTAATTGGTAAAGTGATTGTAAATGACCCCCAAAACAGTACTACAAAAGAAAGTATTATCAATTATTTGAAAGATAATAGAGTTGGATTGGCAGTGACTAACGCAATAGCAATATCTTCTGGACTTTCCACTATATTCACTTCAACGGATCACAATTTAAATGCCATCACTGGTGTAACTGTTTTAGCACCTGGATCTGGATATGGTGCTGGTATTTCCAGCACATTATATAATATGCCTCTTGTTGGCGTAGGAATTACTGGCAATGGTGCTACTGCAAATGTGTCTGTGAGTGCTGCTGGCACAATAACTGCTGTGACTATTGTAGATGGTGGATCTGCATATAGCATTGGAAATACTATGAGTATTGGTTTTGGAGGAGGTTCTGTAACTGTTTCATCCATTAATAATAATGTTGGAGATGTAATTCAAATTATTGGTGTCGGAACTGTTGGAAATCGCAACAATGGAGCATATAGTGGTCTTTATAAAATTTCTGCAATTAATAGTTCAAAATCTGTTACTTATAATGTAGGATCAAATCCTGGAATTTACACAACATCAAGTGGTATTCTTTATGTTGTAGATACGTCTCTTCCAATTTCTACCATTGCTGGTGTTTCAAATGCAACTACAGCAGGAATAGTAACAATAACAACATCTCGTGCCCATGGTTTATCGGTGGGAAATAAAATTAAAATTACGGGAGTTACTGGGACTGCTTCGGCTATTTTTAATTCAGACTTTTTTGTTAAAGAAAAAGTTAGTTTAACTGCATTTACAATTTTATCGCCAATTGGAGTTGGAACTGCCGCTGGGTCTGCAGAAGTCTATAAGTATGGAATTGCTTCATATGGAGAAGATACTTCACTTCAGAGTGAAAAGATTTCCGGAAGTTTGATAAGTATGAATGTTGGTTATACAACTACAACATCTGCAGGAATCACAACCACTGCGACAACATTGGATCTTACACTTACAACTGGATTAGAAAAAGGAAACTTTATTCAATTAGATAATGAAATCTTAAGAATTACTTCAATAACTAACTCTAGTCAAGTTGCTGTTTTAAGAGGTGTTCTTGGAACTAAATCTGCTCCACACGATTCTGGTTCTATTGTTAGAAAAATTTCCGTAATCCCATCAGAAACCCGTAGATTTACAAGTATTCGTGCTTCTGGTCATACTTTTGAATATCTTGGATATGGTCCGGGAAACTATTCAACTGCTGTTCCACAAAGACAGAATAGAGTTATTACAGACGAAGAAGAGCGTTTAGCAGTTTCAAAAGAAGAAAAAGGAGGAGTCGTATTTTTCTCTGGTATGAATGATCGTGGCGATTTCTTCACTGGCGATAGGTTAACTGCAAAAGAAACATTTATCGGAGAAACTCCATCAGATTTAACCGCAACTTATGATGATGTTTATATTCGTAATACTATTCGTGTTGGTGGTGGTTCAAATCGTTTACTTCCTAGTGAATTTAGAGGTCCAGTAAACTTTACCAATAAAATCACTTCAACTGCATCCCAAGGCATTGAAGCACTCAAACTTCAACTTAAAGGGAATAGTATTCAAGATCCATCATTACAAATTGGACCAGATTCAAATCCAGCATTAATTGTAAATGAATTAAGTCAATATGTTGGCATCAAGACTGCAGTTCCTAATTTTGAACTTGATGTAAATGGTAGAATTAGAGCAAATGGTTTTGAAAATTTCCAATTATCGGATTTGCCAACAATTGATGAAGCAACTTTTTCGGCAAATAGAGTCCTTAAAGTTAAAGATGATGCATCTGGATATGAACTTGTTGATTATGATGAGTTATTAAAATATAAACTTCGTAGTTTTACTTTTAGTAATGATGGAAGAGTTTATACTGGTATTGGATCAACTGTAAGTAATACTCTTCAAATTAGTGGAATTTCTACTTCTAATTTTTATGTTGGAGAAAAAGTAAAAGTATTTGGTGTAGATATTAATGGTTCTGCAACTGTTGCTGCTCCTCCTATTGCTGGAATGAGTGCAGTTAGAGTTGGAATAACAACATTACCTGACACATATCGTTATTGGGTGGCACAATATCATTTAAGAAATGGAAAAGTTGGTGTATCTTCTCAAATTTCACCATTTGCTGGAATTGGAATGACAACTATTGATAATTTCAATGATACTGATAACATTTCACTCACTCTTGCTAGATCTGATGCAAATCACGGTCTTCTTGTTTATCGTCAAATTGGAGTTTCGACTAATATTAATAATGCTAAACTTATTGGTATTCTTGGTCCAAAAGAACTTGGATCTAATACATCTAATATCACTTGGACTGATTATGGAACATTTGATCAAACTGAATGGTCCACAAAAGGAACAGTAAATGAATATGATTCCGATCAAATTCACTTTCCAAATATTGCCACAACTGGCCAGAGAAGAGGATGGAAAATTGATGAAATTGTTTCAATAGGAACAAGTTCTATTAGATTATCTGGACAATATACTAGAAATTCTGACAATCAGATTAAAGTTGTTCACGATAATACTTATGCATTATCTCTGGCAATCGATCAAGCACTTGCAAATAATCAATACTCTTTAGAATTACCAAGTGGAACATATTTAACAAACAAACTTATTATTCCATCAGGATTTACATTAAAAGGCAATGGTAAAAATACTATAATCAAAACACAATATTTTGCAACTGATGAAACTGATGGTGCGGGAAATCTATTAGATTTTGATGGCAATATTGTTGGTGTTGGAACAACAACTGCTTCTGATATTTCAATCTACGATTTGACAATTGATGGAAATAGTGGAAATAATATTCTATTTGATGGCGAATCGAATAATTATATTATGTATTTTGATAATATAACATCTTCTGTGTTTAAAGATATTGAAGTTCGCAATTCACCAGGACATGGATTGTATCTTAATAATTCCTCAAGGATATCTGTAGATAATTGCTCATTTGTTGATGGATCAAATAGTGATAGATATTCATTCTCTCCATTAAATACTCAAGATTCTAACACGTTGAGAGTTAATGACTGTCTCTTTGAAAATTATCCTGGTCCTGTTGATTTGTCCGTAAGCTCTGTTGTTGCTACTGGTGGAAATATTATCCGTAATTGTGGAACAGGATTGAGAAATTATGCTTCTAGTAAGATCATAACAACAAACAATATTATTCTTGGACCTGCGGATGAGTATATTCCATCTCCTGACATTTATGATAGTGATTTTAATTCTATCAATTTTACAATTGATAGAACTGCTACTTTCAATGGTCCAGTTCTTCAATATCTAGAGAATGGAATACTAAAAGATCTCAGTAGTACTAAAGTTTCTATCGTTTCTGCTGGTATTGGAACAATTGTTGGACAAGGAACAACAAATGAAACTCTTGGTTCTAGATTCTTGAATTTCAATATTACTACTCCCAATGCTGGAGAATATGGTAGAGAAAATGGCTATATTCAATTGAGTTTAACATCAACACAAACTTCTACATTGGGTCTTTCATCTGCTCTTGGATACAATATCATTGCACAAGAATATATTACAGTTCCAGTAGGATTTACAACTTATATTGGTATTGGAACTGGATCATTCAATCTTATTGGTGCTGGTGCAACTCAATATACAATTACATTATCAGATCCAAATCAATTCTCTGGCATTTCTACTGGTGATGTCATTAAACTTGTAAATCACTCTGTAACTCCAGATTTATCATTATACGAATTGACGATTGCAGAGAAAATTAATGCAGGTGCCGCAGACAAACGTTTGAGGTTGACTGGATTTACAACAACTTCAGTAAGTAATGGATTGCAGACTGGATATATAATTATAAGGAATATATTTACTATCGCAAAAGGAAGAGTCGGAGTTATTTAAAAATGCCAGATAACACAAACGTTAATAATAATGCAGCAGTTGTCGTTGTAGGTAGAACTGCTCCTGTTCCTCCTGGGCAACAGAAATCAGAAAAATCTATTCCTGTTGTTATTGCAAGTGACCAATCAACAATTCCAGTAGCAGAACAAAATAAAGTTCAATCAGAAGTTGCTCTTTCTCTTCTTGGAATTCCTAGATCAGAAGTTGCTCTTGGTATTTTTGCTGACGTTAACACTTATGATGTAAACCCATCAGAATGGTCAGCAACTCCAGAACAGTTCGGTTTGGTCTCTAGCACTGGTGTGTATGCTGGTATTGCTCAAAGTATGGGATGGGGACTTACCCACGTTCCAGAAGAATCTGGAGCACTCGTAGAGGGTCCTGCTGATAGAACAGCAATTCTTACATCAAAAAGATTTTTTAGGTATCAACCTGGTCGTGTTTCTGCCGCAACTTTTGGTGTAAAAACAACTTTACTTGGCGATGACGGAGTTGATGTTCACAATCCAGCAGTTAGAAAATATGGAATTTTTGATAATTATGATGGATATTATTGGGAATCTAGAAATGATGGAACTGGAGATAATTTCTGTGTGGTTAGAAGAACTCAATCATTGCTTTATAGCAATCCATTAACTTTTCCTAGTCAACAAACAGAAGATTATGGTAACACAAATCCACTAGATCAATTTGCACCAAGAGTCTCTGAAAGTGCTGGAATTACAACAGTACCATCTAAGAAATTTGGCAATTTGGTTATCTTGAGAGATAACTTGGTAATGACACACGCAGGAGTTTATGATCCTTCATTACTTCAAAATGAATCACAGGTTGCCATTACTTCAATTACATCAGGAAATGTAATTTCACTTGTAGGATTGGCAAAAAGTGTAAGTAATGCTGTTTACGACAACACTACTGGTATAATGGTAGTGACAACTCATCAACCACACGGATTTGAGGAAGGTAAGTATATTAAGATTAGTGGCATTGGTATGACCTGTCAATTTGGATTTAATAGTTATCCAGATCCAGGCAGAAATTCCGGTTATAATGTCATTTCTGTTGGTGGCACAAATACATTCACTTTGAATGTTGGTATTGCGACAGTTCCAACATTTTATAACTCTGGTGGTTATATTCTTGGACTGTCTGAAGGACAATATGTTTCTTATTCAAAAGGAACAAATGCCAGCGTTCTTACTGGATTTGATGATACAAAAGTATATAAAGTATCAACAGTTGGTGTTAATACCTTAACCGGAATTAGTACAGTAACATTAATTAATTTGGATGCAAGTTCACCTACATTTACTGCAGTAACAGGAATTTCTTCTCACGTATTAATTACTCCAGTTCCCTTCATTCAACCCACTAATGGATCATTGATTGGTTCATATAACAAATATAACACAGTAAAACCAACGGGAATGTTCCCCTATATGTATGACAATGGAGATGGTAATAAAGAAGGATATATTGATAGTTCTCTTCCAATTGAATCTGCAACTACATTACAAGGTCAAATTGATGATATTAATACCTATTATGGTAAATGGGTTAATCAAAATGTCAAGAAAGATTATTGGAATGTTTATGAATATAGAGTTCCAAGATCTAGATTTAGTGGAGATAATTTAAATGAAGAATTGGGAAATCCACTTCTTTATAGTGATGCAGTAGGAGATAAGAGAGCAGGACAACCAGTAATTGATCCCGATACAAACGAAGAACTGACTGATGATAGTATTTGGAATCTTGACCTCACAAAGGTTACAATGTATAAAATTGAATTCTCTTGGTATGGTGCTGTCGGTGCTCTATTCCTCGCATATGTTCCTGTAAGCAATGGTGAAGCACGTTGGGTACGTGTTCATCACTTAAGAGCATCAAACCAATTGAAAGTTTCTTCTTTGGGTAACGCAACTCTTCCAATTACATATCTTGTATATGGCGGAGGCAATCCAAATCGTTTTGGATATGTAAATAATTTAAGACCGGAATCATCTTTCTCTTACGGAAGTTCTTCTGAACATATTATCAAATATGGTGCATCGTATTATATTGATGGTGGAGATAGAGGAACTGTAAAACTGTATAGTTACTCTACTCCAGTTTCACAAGAAGTCTATGGTTCAAAGAGACCTTTTACAGTAGTCAATGGTGGTGGAGTTGGCATTGCATCTACTCAAGTAGACTTAACGAATGCTACATCAACAACTGATCCTTATATTATTGGATCAGTTGGAATGTCTACTTCTTATTATGTCGGTGCAAAAGTTGTAACGTCAAGTCCATTGGATCAAAATATTGAAATTACTTTTGTCAATGTAGGAAGTCAAAGACTTTATCTAAATGCTCCATTGAATTCCACAAGTTTAGGAACAATCACAGTGATTCCAAATCGTCCAATACCATTAATTGGTCTTAAGTGTAGAGAAACAATTCAAAGTAGTACTGGCAAGTCGGTAAGAAATAGAACTCAAGTATATCCAACTCGTTTGTCTAGCGGATCAACTGGTGTGCTGAAACTAGATTTAATCAAGTCACCTATATTCCAGACTACTAATTCTACTACTGGCGTATTGGCACTTTCTTCTACAGCAAATATAGGAAAAAGAGGAAAACCGACATCAATCTCTGTCACAAATACAAGTTATCTCTCTGCAAGTACTGGAGTTTATGGATATGTGAGAGGATATTTTGAGAATGATGCCTCACAAAAACCAGTATCAGTTTTAGGATATTTAGAAAATAGAGGAACAACCGATGGGTATTACTTTTATGCTCTCAAATCCACTTCTGATAATGTAGTTCTCACAACTGCAAATAATTTCTTGAAGGAAGAGAATCACAATCATGTAGGAACTATTATTTCTGGAATTACTACAGAATTTACTCTTGCTGCACTTTCATCGGTTAAGGTTAACCCACAAGCAAGAAGTCCTATTCCAAATACTGGAACAGTAATTACAAGTATTTTCATTCCTGCATCGGGACAAGAATATGATTTATCCCCATATTTTGATTATAATAAAGAATATCTATCATTTCCATTGACAAATAATATTGAAAGTTTATATCTTTGTGCTTCTTCACAAACTACTTACAATAGTGGAACTCCTGCTGCTGATGTGTCCACAAGTCTTACTTGGGAGGAGCAGTGATTTATGAATGGAGGAAAAGATGTAAGGTTTGGACACGATAAACGTCAAGTTTCTATTGTTCCAAATTCGGAACAAAATCTTTATAATATTGCAAATGGTGAAATATTAACAGATGAGTTTGGAACTCCTGTAATTACGGAAGTTGATACATTTTATCTTCCTGATGCAACAACAAAAAGATCTTCCTCTATTGTATTTGATGGAACAAAGAGTCCATATCCAAAACAAAGTTATCAAACAATTGGCATATTTTCTGCTTCTTATGCAGATTATGATGTATATCTAACTCAACCATTTACAGTATTGCAATCTGGTGGTGGAAATGTTGGCGTTTCTAGCACTGTTCTGATATCATCTGGATATGTGATATTGGGAAATTATCCATACCAAGAAGTTGGTACAGTGGCGGATCAAGTATCGGAAAAAAATAAATTATATTTTGACACTTCAATTGGAATTTCAACAATACTTGGTGTTTCTGTTGGGGATTTTGTATCTGGACCAGACATTCCAGACGGAACTTATGTTGCACAAGTTTCATATAATAATAGATTAACATTATCTAATAATACAACAAATACTTCATCTCAAATTAGAGATGTTTTAATTCAAAGAAGAAATATTACTAAAGCAAAGTCAGATCCAGTTTGGAAAATTGAAGAACAATTTAAAGAAACAAGTGAAGTTAGTACAACATTACTTGGTGTCAACAGAGCAGAAACTCAACTTGCATTATTTGCAAACGTATCTAGTTATGGTTTAGATCCAGATGATTTTGAAACTTATTCATTTAATGGCGGAACAAGTTTTGGAAGTTGGGAAACAAGAAAAAATGCATTGTTTGGAAATAGATATTCAGCAACAACTACGGAAGAAACTCAAGAATCAGCAATTAAATTAACTGCATTTCCTACACCATATTCATATCCATATGGACCAAATTTTGCTAAATTAGGTCTTTACAACGATGATCTTTTCAATCGTTATCGTTTATTCATACAACTTGGAAATGATTTATATGAATATTTCAGTATTGGTGCTGGATCATATTATCCAAGTGAGTGGAAGGAAAAGTTTTTATCTCCTGGATTTGCTTATGTGTTTGGCGGCGATGTTGTTTATGCTGCTGGAATTGATAGATCATTTGCTCAAATTGATATTTGGACTGATACTTGGAGAGATATTAAAGATGGAATTCTGATAGATCCAACCAATGGATCTGCCTTTAATTTTGCCATAGTTAGCACTATTTTAGGTGGTTCTTATGATTCAACATCAACTCGTCCTGGATATGCTGATAATTTCAGAAGATATTCATATCTTCAATCAAGAAGAGTATTTAGATATCAACCTGGAAGAATTAGTGGATTTACTTTTGGTTTAAGGTCTTCTGTAGAACCAGTAACTGGAATTACTTTAGAATGGGGAATTGCAAATAATAGTGATCAATATATTTTCCAAATTGATGCAGGACAATTTTTCATCATTCGCAGAAGTACAATTCCATTAGAATCTAGCGTTTTAATAAGAAATGGACTGACAATTTTTGACCAAACAAGAATTGAAAGTGGAGATCCATTTGATAGTGAAACATATTGGACAATTAAAATTCCAAAAGACAAATTCAATGGCGACCCATTAAATTCTAATGGACCTTCTGGATATCTGCTCCAACCACAAAATGTTACAATGTATAAAATTGAATTTGGTTGGTATGGTGCGATTGGTGCAAGATTCTATGCATATATCCCAACAGATAATGGTGATGCACGATGGGTAGTAATTCACACACTTGTAATTGAAAACTCTCTGGAGGCTCCTTGCTTAAGAGATTCTTATTTTAGATTCAAATACTCTTTGAATGTTGCTAACACTGGAGATGTGAGAACACCACAATACATTTATAAGTATGGTGCTTCTTATTATATTGATGGTGGAGACGAAGGAACATCCCAAATATATTCAACATCATCCAAACAAAAAACTATTAGAACAACTGGTAGCAAATCTTTAATTGGAATTCGTCCAAAGGAATATCTATTAAATCGTGAAGGAGTTGAAATTCAAAATAAAAAAATTATTATTCCAGAAACATTAAATGTTTCCACTGACTCATTAACAGAAGTGAAAGTTGTAACTTGCAAGGCTTGTCCTGGATTTGGTCACGTTTATACTCCAGGAATAGCAACAACCGAAAGTGGTAGATATATTGACGCAGAGTTTGATACAACAAGTAGTATTGTCTCACTAAATGATAGTTATTTTACTGAAAATGATATTGGAGCAAAGATAATTGCGCCTTCAATTTACAATGCATATATTACAAATGTGACAAATCCAATTGGTATTGGAAATTCTTATGAAAAAGCAGTAATAAAAAGATTTGCTGGTATATCTGATTTTTCATTAGAAACAAAACCAATAGCAGGAGAATTAGTTTTAGATAGAGTTTTGGGAATCACTACCACAATTGGTATCGGGACTACGTATCCACACCAAATTCGTTTAAGTAATTATAATGCCATTGCTGCTTCTGAATTTGCATTTAGTGGGTCTAAAATTGAAATTCAATTTGTAAATCCAAATAATGGAGACGATTATGCACATTTTGCAGATTTCTTGATTGGAATTACTGACAAAAAACCAGATGTATCTCTTCCAGATACTTTGAATGGATTTATTCTTCCTGGAGCAGGCACAACAAGTGTTCTTTCAAATTCTCAAATTTTATATGGAGAACATACACATTCTTATACTGCTGCTGATGAAGATGGAGTTGAAGTTGCAGAAGGTTGGGCACCACAACAACCACCATTAAGAATGGGAATTGATTATAGAATTCCAAATTTATCTGCACCAGCAGGTGGAGTATGTTCCAAAGTTACTGTAGATGTTTTAAATCCATTAGAAATACAAAATGTCAACGAAAAAAATTATCTTCCAAGTCTTACAGGAACACCACCAGAAGATCCTCAGGGAAGACGTTGGATTGAAATTGCTGGAACATTTCCAAATATTGATTATGCTGGAGGACAAATTGCAGTTAAAAATACCACTACTAACGTTATAACTATTACAAATTCTACATTTGTTGGAGTCACAAGTAGTTACACTAATACTCAAGGAAACATATTTTCTTATATTCAAATTTCACAAACTTTAGGATCTGTTGGATCTAATTTTACTGTTCTCATTCGTCCAGTATCTATTACTGGAACTACAATTAGTAAACAAAAACTTTATAACTACAATCCTTGGCCTTTATATTTGGTTGCAAAATTAAAAGATAATGCAGCGATCAATAATATTAGTGTCGAAGAAACTATTGGTGATTTCCAAAGAACCATTAGTCCAAAATGGTATGTTTCTAGTAATTGTACAGTTACTACTGCTGATGGAAATGCAGATATAACTGGTGCAGCACCAACTAATTTTCAGGAAATTGATAGATCTTCTTCTGCATTGATTGATATTCAAAATGATCAAACATTAAGACCATATACAGAAAGAGATACATTATATGTTGGAGCAAATTCAACAGAATCTATTAATATGAAAAAAATATTTGGTCCTGATAGATCTATCATAACACCTGACAACAATAATGTTGAGGCAACTTTTATTCTCGCCAAAAAGATTGATTCTGGTTCCACTGGAACTGTTGAAGCAAGTATAAACTTCAAAGAACAATAATAAATAAAGAAAAGGAAAATTATAATGGCAAATCGTAGACCTCTAATTGTAAATGCAACTGCCAATCAAATACAAGAGATTAATGATTCTGATAGTTTGGTGGGCAATGGAATTATTCCAGTTGGTGGAATAATTATGTGGTCTGGGACCATTGCATCTATTCCAACAGGATGGGCATTGTGTGATGGTTCCAGCAGCACTCCAGATTTAAGAAATAGATTTATTGTTGGTGCTCATAGTGGTGCTGGAACTGGTATTACCTCTACTACTGGTCCAGGATTCAGCACAACAACTGGAGCATTAAGTTCTAATTATACTCCAGGAAATACTGGCGGAGAAACTGCACATCAATTAACTATCGCAGAACTTGCTTCTCACACTCACCCCTACAATCAAAATTCAAATAACAATACAGACCACAGCGGAACTGACACAACAACTAATAATCCATCATTCTCTTCTCAACCAACTGGATCTACTGGTGGAGATCAATATCACGAAAACAGACCGCCATATTATGCACTTGCCTTTATTATGAGAACTATTTAATATGACATTAAGAAATCCTAAACTATTTGGTCTTAATGTAGAAAGTTTTTTTTCTGACGTAGAAAATAAAAATCAAGCACTTATTGCTTTGAATTTGCCTCCATTGGATTTGGAAGTCATTCGTGGAACTTCAAATGCAGGTACAACAAGAAATGATTTTGTAAGTTTTTCAAGATTATCTCAACCAATATATAAAATTCTTGATCGTTATCAATCTGATTCTGGAACTTATCTTGATATTCTTTCTGGTAAAGCAGGAACAGATTCAACTCTTTTTGGTAATTTAAATATTAATGGTGGTTTGAGTGGTAATTCAATTCGCTATCGTTATGTGGATGGAACTGGACCTTCTGCGGTAGTTAAAATTGCTGACATCTCAACATCAAGAGTAAGTGCTTGGAGCTCAAGTGCTTCTCCAGTAATTGATACTTCACCAATTTCTTATGGTGCAAGAGTTGGTATTATTACTGGAGGTTCTTTACAATTTGGAACACAATCACCTTCAGTATCTGGTCCTAGACTTCAAACAAGTATTACTCCACAAGCAAAGGAATTTGCTTCGGAATTTCCAACTCATAAAATTAATTGCACAATAGGTGGACAGACTGTAAGTCTTTATGCAATGAAAGGCATTCCTCTTGTATTTACTGGATTCTTTAGAAATTTAGATGCAACTATAACTCTAGGAAATTTAATTGGTGGAACTCCTGCAAGTTGGAAAATTGTCAACACAGCAAACGCAAACGATTTTGTGAGATTTGCAAATCAAGGAGGAAATAGTTCCACAATTAATTACAGATCTTCTATATCAAGAGAAAGATATATTCAATTTTATTATAATCCAGATGAGATTTCTTCTATTACTATCAATTCTGCAAATATTTCTAGTCTTCCAGTTACAAAATTAGCAAATGCTACAACATTAAATTTTTCATACAACACCTTAAAAAATTTTCCAGATCTAACATTCTTTTCACCAAAGGTTGAATCAATATATTTTACTCAAAATCCATTTTACTTAAGCGATACTGTAGTAGAAAGAAAATTAAATTCAAATATTATTGACAAAATTCCCAAAACCGTTAAGAAGTTTGTTATGGGTGGAACATTCTATGGTTCCATTACACAAAATAGCATTGCAGATCGTTTCCAAATAGATGAATCTAGGATTGGTTTAACAGAATTAAATTTATACAGGAATAGTGGAGCATATTTCCATCCAGATGATAGTGATAATACTTGTGTTTTACCAAATGTTCCAGATAGTTGTCAAACTTATTTGGTAGATAATAATGACTTCCGTGCTATAGGAATAGCAACTGCTGGTGATAATGCATTAGGACGTTATAATATAAAACAATTAACAAATTTAACTACATTAAGTTTAAATGGTAATTATTATCTTGAATATAATGGAGAAGATTTAATATCATCCAATAATAATAAAATACAAGCAGTAAATATATACAGCACCGCAGTGAGATGTCCAAATTTAAGCGGAAAGCAATCACTTACTACATTTTACGGTCATTATAATCGCAATATTGGAAGTATTTTTACTTCTGGTGGAACTTATAAGTTTGATGGTTGTGGATCATTGAGCACTTTATATTTTTATGCATCACCATTAACTGGTGCAATGCCAAAATTTACAAATGCTAGTTTGAGTTATTTGGAACTTCGTGCTACTAATTTGACTGGAGGGAATCCAAATGGTGACAATACTTATGTAATTCCAGAAAGAACATTTGAACAGTCTCCAAATCTTCAGTATATGTTATTGCAGTCTGGAAATCTTCTTACCAGTCCAATACATCCAAATGCATTTACATATACTCCAAATCTTTATTATCTTTGGTATATTTCTTATGGAAGAACCACAGGAACACTTCCTAGTTTGGCGTCTTGTTCCAACTTAACATATCTTGTTCTTCATTATAATAATTTTAGTGGAAGTTTTCCAAATCTTGCAGCAAATCCAAATATTTACTATGTAGATTGTAGTTATAATTCTCTATCTGGAAATATACCAGGATTTAAAAATCTTTCCAATTTACATATATTATACCTTAACAATAATCAATTTACTGGTATAACTAAATTTACAAACTTACCAAATTTGGCATATTTTTATGCCCACAATAATCAGTTATCTGGAGAAATTCCAGATTTTACTGATTGCCCAAATATGTATTATTTGATTTTATTTAATAATCAATTGACAAGTTATAAATCTGGTTCATTCTCTTCCCTATATCGTTTAAGATATTTGGATTTGACAAATAATTTGTTAAGTCAACAGGCAATTAACTCTATAATTTCTGATTTGTACATAAATTATACTTCAATTAATCGTGGTGGAGTTACAATTAATCTTCGTGGAAATGCATTTCCAAGTGGAACATCACTTGATTACATAGATATTTTAAGATCCAAAGGTTGGTCAATAGTACTAGATTAAAATGACAAAACAAAATCAAGGTTTTAGAAGAGATTTAAATTTCCAAGAAAATACTAATGATACACAATCTTTAAGTAATCTTGGTGGTGCTGGAATTGCAAACGATTTACGTATTTTACAAAATAATTTAAGAAATACTTCAACACTATCATTCAATACTGTTGTTGGTGCAGCAATATCAAGTGGACATTTTTATTTTGGTCCAACTGAATTTGTATTCACAAATGATGATGTTGTTGGGGTAAAGACTGATATCACAGTTGGTGTTGGTGTTACTTTATATAAAGATAGTACTTATTATATTTGTAATTCAAATAGCGAAAACCAATTTAAATTATCAACAACTCCATCTAATGTTGGCGTAAATACAATTACTGTTTCTTCCGTATCATCAAGTTTTGATTTTGTTCGTAAAGATCCAGTACATAAAGAAAATATTTTAAATCTAGTAAAACCAATCATTCAAGATACTGAAAATTTTAATTATCTTGGCGGATCATCAATCAATAGTGTTTTTGATGGTATAGCAGCAGCAAACGAAACTGCCAGATTTTTTATTACAAAAAAATATAAAGGAAATGAAAATACAGTATCAAATAATGATATTAATGTTGAAGGATCTATTAAAATAAATGATCCACAAAACTTCAATGCTGGATCTTCGCAACTATCTGACACAAGATCTCCTGGTATTTTTATTGGTGACACTCGTGCATTTTCAAGTGACAATAATCCTTGGGCACAAGTTGGGACTGCTTTATCAACTTTAAGTAGTTCAGTTTCAATTGGAGAACTTTATTTTGCAAATGATATAACAATCACTGGAATTGGCGCAGAGACTGCAACAAATGTTGCAGTCACAACTTATACTCACAAATTACCAGTTGTAATTAATGGCGAAACTTATTATATTTTATTACGCACATAGAATTTTATAAGTTCCTATAGGAGTTTGAATTGATATTCTACTTGTAGATGTATTTGAAGCAGAGTAAGTTGTAATATTTGAAGACGAAACGACTGCTTTTAATGCATCAAATATTACGTTTCCAGATTCAATTCGGAGATTTGGTGATGCAGATATTGTATCCAATCCCTCCAAAGTTGCAGTAAATGGAGGAGAAGTATCTGTTGGTGGACAGCAAAGTTGTCTATCGTCAGATTCACCAGTGACTGTAAAGTTTGCTCCTGCAACCAAAGCACGAGTTGTGGGAGTATTGATAACTACACTTCCTGCTGGTGGAGCACCATTAACAGTTGTTCCGCTAGCAAAATAGAATCCCTGAACAGACCATCCATTAGAAACTCCTGTGCTATCTACAACGGGAATTGTAGTAGATCCTATTGGAGTATCGGCAGAAACAGTTAGACATTTTGTAATTGTTCTATTGCAGAATGAATTCAAACTTTCATTAACAAGACCACGAGATTGATAAACATAATAAGTCGATGCTCCTAATGTTTGAGATGGATCAATTGTAAAGGTTGATGTGCTACTAGTAGTTGTGATTCCAGTATATGCTTGTGTAGTTGCACCAATCAAAATCATTCCAGATTTAAGATCAGTAGTAGATCCACTAGATAAAGTAAAAGTTGTTGCAGATGCAGAACCTTCTATTTTTTTTACAAATCCACGATGATCAATAAATGTTAAACTTGTAGAACCAGAAGCAGTTGCTAACGTATCAATTATAATACCAGTATTGATTAAAATTTGATTAATTCTTGTATTTTCTGGAATGCCTGTGCCAACAATATAATTACCTACTTCTAAATTTGTTGTATTTGATAGATTTATAACATTTGTGTTAATTGTTGTTGTTCCAGTAATCGTATTTTTTGTAATATTTGCTAAAGTTGTTTTTGGTTGATATTTGATATCAACTTTTTTTAAAGATTTAACTTTTACATAATTATTTGATAATATTCCACCAATAGTTCCACCACCAAATCTTATAGAATTGTCTATAAAAATTGAAAACTCTCCTTTTGCAGCATCACTAAAATCATAATCCAAAGAATATAAATTAGTATATCGTAAATCAATAATACCACCAGTTGGAGCAGTATAATCAAAATTTATATTTCTTTGTAGCCCTATTGCATCAACACTACTTGGAATATAATATCTTACCCTAATTCTATATCTTTGTTGTGCATTTAAGATATATGTAGAATAAGATATTGCAGTATCTTGCCCAATAGTTTTAAAGAAAGTTTTATTTTCATTGGTAAAAGATGCAGTTACTGCATTTCCTGATGGAGGAGTAAGACCAACAATACCTGTATTTCTATCAATAGATGCAACTACAGTACCAGTATTGATTCCAACACCAGAAATACTTTGTCCAACACCAACATATTTTGCATCATTTGCTGTTGTTAAAATGATTTGATTTGAATTTAAGGTTCCAGATGCAGATAATGAAGTAGTTAACCCAATTCTATTAACTTCTGTGTATGTTCCAACTCCACTGACATAACCTTGTGTTTCAAAATCAAAAGTAAAACAAGCACTACTATTAATATAAAAATTATGCACTCCACTCTGTGTTGGAATAAAATATCCTTCCCATTGAACGCCACCATTTACATCAACACTTTCTGGAGTAATTTTTTCACTATATGAAAAGTTTCCATTTTCCCAAAAATTATCAGTTTTGAATGGTATTCCGGAAAAAATTCCCACAGTATTTTCAAATACTTGATCGGAATTAAAATAACTTGCTGATAATCCGTTTCCGCCTCTAAATCTTGGATCTCCAGAAAATGTTTTGAATCTATCTAAACGATTTTGATATGTTATTCTTGGAGTAAATGCTATATTGATTCCAGAATTATTTGTAAATTGAACTGCACTTCCTGTAATTTGCGAATAACCAACATTATCTAAACCAGCAGAATATATTCCCCTAATACAATCCAAATCTTCGCTAATGAAAGTGCTTTGATTATCATCAACTAACGTATCTAAAAGATTATTTAATGCTTCGGTTGAATTTGATAAATCACTAAAATTTTTATCTCTTCTCAACCCAACTCTTTTGAATATCTTTCTAGTCATTTTTGACTTTTTTTATTATTTAGTTTAAAATATATAGTGTGTATAAAATTTAAATGACACTTATGGATTCGCAGAAAATGTTCGAAGATTTGACCAAACAAGCAGAAGTTCTCAAAAAAGATTTGATTGATTTAGAACAACAATTTAATATTAAAAAAGAGCAATTCATTCGCATTCAAGGAGCACTCGAAGCATTGAGTTTAGTCAATCAAAAAGAGACAGAAGAATAAGGATAAATAAAAGAAGACTTACATAAGTCTTCTTTTTGGTACATACCGAATGTAATAAATGTCAACTCCTATTAGAATTAAAAACTCTCCAGTTCCTGGAAAAAGACCTACAGCATCTCAATTACTATCTGCAGAACTTTCATATAACACATATGATGCGGAGTTGTATGCCAAGAGGGAAAGGAGCGGAATTGGAACCGATATCATTCGCATCGGTGCAGGAGCAACAGTT